GAAATGTAAATATTACGGCCATTGTTTAACAGAACATTATCGTTATGTAAAAGATTTAAATAATGGTTGTAACGGATATAAAGGATTGTTGGATTACTATGCACAAAGAATGGAAAATTAGGCAAGAACTATATCATAGAATGGTTACAGATCATACAGATGATCTTAATAAAATACCAGTAGAATTTTCTAATGATGTGGTTGAAAATGCAATAAAATATTTTTATGATAAAGATATGCCTTTTATATATCCTTCTAAAAGTTATGTTGTGGCTATTTGTTATGCTTACTGGTTATCAAAAGATTTTAATGAAGATTTTTATGAATTATTAAATGATAGTGATTTGTTATATGGAAATGATCCTCATTTTAAGATTTATGATGCAGATATAAATACTTATGACAATATATTAAATAAAGTTATGCCTTTAGATGAAACTAAAGGTATTGTTCCTGATGTAAAAGAATATTATAAGAAAGAGTTTTTAATAAATGAATCTTAATTTTGATTATCGATTTGACGTATATAAATTTCATGAAATTGGTTTTAATATAGGAATACTTCCTACTGAATTTATAATTGAAGCAAAAAAAATTGTTAAGGATACAAAATTTCAAACTAATTTTACTCCTCCTTATTCTGCAACATGGATGTCAATACCAAACGGACTTGCATTAGAAAATCATCATTTAGGAGATTTTGGTTATGAAGAAAATTTAAGAGATTTATATTGTTATAATAATGCACCTTATTTTATTAAAAATTTTGCAAATGAAGTATTGAATTTAGATTTTTTTGATCCTTTAAAAGAAAGTTTAGTAAAACATCAACATCAAAAAACTTCTTGGATAAGATCAATTAGACCTTTTACTTATGGATTATGGAATGGTGCAGAAAATTTAGAATGGCATAATGATAACTACGATAGTAGTTATATGGTACTATTGATGTACTTCAATGATTATCCTGAATGGAAACCAGAATGGGATGGGCAAATATGTTTTGGTATAGAACAAGAAGATGGTTCTATTAAAGAAATACATCAACATTATCCTACGGATGGAACTTTTGTTTGTATAAACAATTACAATCCTTTAAATAAACATAGAGTTATAAAAAATAAAAATAATACCAACAGATATACATTTAATGTTAAATGTAAGGTGCAATAATGAATTTAAATTTTGATTATCAATTTGATGTTTATAAATTTTATCAATTTGGATTTAATATTGGTATATTGCCTAATGATATTGTAAAAACAGCAAAAGATATTATTAAAAATACTACATTTAAAAATTTTATTTTTGAAGATCAAGAAACAATTGAAAATAAAACAAACTTAATTCTTACAGAAGAAGAAGTTAAAAAAGGTCTTGTTGCTGCATCGTGGTCACAAATGCCATTAGATACATTTACAACACTCATTTCTCCTAACAATTCAGAATTAAAAAAAATTTATACTGTAAATGATTTTCCTTATGAAGAACAATTGAGAGATATATATTGTTATAACAAAGCGCCAGATAATATTAAAGAGTTAGCAATTAAATTTATTGAAACTCCTTTTTTTGATACACTAAGAGCTAGTTTAGTAAAAGATAATTTAAAACAAAACACTTGGTTAAGAACAATTAAATCATTTACTTTTGGTTTATGGAATGGTACAGAAGATTTACCTTGGCATAATGATTCTGATGACTGTTGTAATATGATAGTGTTAATGTATTTTAATGATTATCCTGAATGGAAACCAGAATGGAAAGGTCAGATAGGTTTTGGTAAAGAACAAGAAGATGGTTCTATTAAAGAAATACATCAACATTATCCTACGGATTCAACATTTGTTTGCATTAATAATTTTAATCCATCAATGAGACACATGACTATTGCAAACGATTACACTAAAAATAGATATACTTTTAGTTTTAAATTTAAATTTGAATAGTGTATAAATGTTACGTAACAACATAAAACAAATAATATGATAAATGTTTGCTGTGTTTTTTATAATAATAGAGAAGATATCTATAAAGTTGAAAATTTGCATGACATGGTAAAAAAACATTTAACTTTACCTTTTAAATTTTATTGTTTTATAGATCAATCAGACTTTGTTTATGAGAATAAAAATGATATAATATTTAAAACATTGCCAAGAAAAGATTTATTAGGATGGTGGAATAAATTGCAATTATTCAATTCTGAAATAGAATTAGAAGGAATAAATATTTTTTTAGATTTAAATGTAAAAATTACAAAAAACATTAATAATTTTGCTACATATCATAACAATTATTCTTTTAATATAACAGAAAATTTTGAATCAAACATAATAAAATGGAACAATAAAACAGCATCTTTTATATGGAAAGAATATATTACTAATTATTTTTCAATATTACATATAAAGTTTAATGATGAAATAGCTTCTATTATATTTGAAGAATATAAAAAAAAGAAGAAAGATATTTATTTTTTTAATGAACAACAAGTTTTAAAAAATATAATGTATAATAATAAATTATTAAAATTTTTTCCTAAAGACTGGAGTTTATAATAAAGATATATGGTTTATTTACCTTCTAAAAGTTGTGCCATTTAATGAAAATAAAGGTATAGTGCCAGACATAAAGAATTACTATATGGCTGAATTTTTTATATAAATAATAATATAACAACATAAAGGTGAATGATATGACAATTAATATAAACGGTAAAGAATATGACGAAACTAAGTTTGACGACATATTAAAAAATTACATTATAGCTAGACAAGAAATACAAAATAGTAGAATTAGAATAGTTATGGAACTTGAAAAAATTGATGTTCTTACAAACTATTATAATTCTAAAATTAATGAAGAATTAAAAAAATTAGAAGAACCAAAAGAAAATAATAAAGAATAAAAAATGGCAGGTATAGCAAACTTATCAATAGACGCTGGCGCTACATTTTCGAGTGATGTGCTGGTACAAAATGATGATGGCACGGCTTTTAATTTAGCTGGTTATACAGCTCAAGGCAAAATGTCAAAAGGGTACTCTGCTACTTACGATAGAGTATATTTTGATATTACTGTCTATGAAGCTGACGGAATTGTAACTATAAAATTGGATCCAGCTACAACAGCTCTATTGGAAGATGGCCGTTGGGTGTATGATGTGGAAATAACTAATGTTGATGATAGTACGGTAACTCGTGTAGTTGAAGGTATTATTACTGTTTACCCTGGTGTAGTTTCAACTTATAATCCTTAATCAAAAAATTTATTTGTAGGTATTTTTATTTCTACATTGTTTTTAGAAAAATGATAATCTCCATCTGGGCCATTATCACAAAAAGGTCCTGAAATTAATCTAAAACCTAAATTCTCAACATATTTAATTACTTCATCTCTTAGAGGTGCGCCTTTATTATATTCTACTATTTGTAATTCTAATATTAAATCTTTACAATGTTTTAAAGCTTCTTTAGATCCTTTTAGTACATCTAATTCAGCACCTTGTACATCTATTTTTATCAAGTCCGGCATAGGTAGATTTCTTGAACTTATGATACCATCTAAAGTTTTAGTTTTATATAATTTTTTATTACTTTCATTATACAATTTATTAGATTCAGAACTGATTTGTTCGTTTTCTTTATAATAACTATTTCCACCAGGATGATAAGTGTTTTTATAAAAATTAACTTCTTTATCATTTACATCACTTAATACACCTATATGATATTGTAAATTATTTTCTTTATATAAAAATTCACACTCAGACATAGCTTCAAAAACAACATACTCAGCATTTGGCCATATTGTTTTAGCTTCACTTGTCCAATGTAGAACACAAGCACCTATATCGTAAATTACTTTAGGAGATATGTTTAAACTTTTTAAATAATCTACATGTATTTGAGGTAACAATCTTTTATTTGATAAATCTTTTAATCTATCAGGTATGTTAATTTCTTTTTTATCCACAGTTGGCACATTAGGTGTATTTTCTACTTTAAAAATTGTATTACCTATATGTTCACAATGTACTGTTGTATCAGCAAATATTTCAAAACCTTTTGATTTAACTTTTCTACAAAAATCAACATCTTCCGATATTGTATTTTTATGATCTATTGCTGAATGATAAACAAAATGAGGATAAGATATTGATCTAAAAACATCTCCTTTAATTAATACACAGCCCATACCACAAGCTACTAATTCTACTAATGGAATATCCTTTATTTTTTCAAATGGTATATTTGAACATCCGCCTTTGTCATTAGGTTCATAAATTTCTAATATATGTTCGTTTTGTTTTCTTTGTATATACAGACCTGACACCATATCTTTATTATGACTTAAAAGTTTTTTAAGTGTATCTGGCGAAAAAGAAATATCACTATCTACCGAAAACAAATAATCATAATGAGTTGACCAATGTGCTATTAAATTTCTTATTTGATCTATTTGATAACCAAAGAAAAATTGTAATTCTGTAGTATAACCTTCAGGAACTTCAAGATCGTAGATGGCCTTCATTGTTTTTGTTTCAACGTATTTGTTTGTTGGTATAGCAATTAATATCTTTTTCATTGAGTTAATATCCTGTTTGCGTTTTTAGTTTGTTCTTCAGAGTTTACTTTATAATCATTTAAAGGGTGTGTATCATTATAGTTATAAACAATGTCTTGTACTACTTTAATATTTTCGGGTTGACATTTTTCTATTAGAGAATAAAAAATAGAACCATCTCCTCCTGCTTTATACCATTTTCCATTTTCATCTTTAAACATATTTCCATCAACATTTTCTAAAAGATATGCCTTAAATGTTCTTAAATGAGTGTAAGGCATGTTCCAATTAAATTTATATTGTCTATATTTCTTTTCTTTTTTAATTTGTTCCGGATAAGGTTGAGATACTAAAGGTATATTATCTACCATTGACCAACATGAACCATAACTAAACTCAGTTGTACCATCATAAAGATTATTGTAAAAATGAAATATTTGATTATCGTTTACTAAAGAATCATCTCCATCTAAAAACATTACAATATCATCACGTTCACAAAATTTGTTTATTGATTCTATTTGATTTCTTACAGCACCTTTATTTTCTGTGTTTCGTATCACTTTAATCTTATCACTTTTATATTTTTTAGCTAACTCATAAGTATTATCTGTAGAACAATCATCAATAACAATCATTAAATAATTATCATAGTCTTGTGTAATAACTGATTTAATACATTTCTCAATATATTTAGAAGCATTATAAGTAGGCGTAATCAAAACAATTCTTTGTTGTATATTTCTTGGTAAATAATTTTCTTCGTAGTTGCTAAATCTTCTACCAAATACTTTTTTAACCCTAGAATTGATATGACTTACTTTTTTATATTCTTCTTTTGAAAGATATTCACCTAATTTTTTATAAATATGTTGTTTCCATTGTAATGCTACAGAATCCCAACCTACAATGTCTTTTATAATATTGCATGAATACATTTTTTGTTGATGTAAATATCTATTATCATTGGTCTGTAAAACCATATTTACAAATTTATTTTCTTGTTCTTTTTTATCAATAAATCTAAAAAGACTATTTGGTTCTATTGCGTAATCAATTAAGTAACAGGCCTGTTCAACAGCTGTTTCTTCTAAAGCTCCAAAACGAGTTGTAATTAAAGGAGTGTTATATGCTAAAGATTCTAAAGTTGAAATACCAAATGTTTCAGGAAAAGCACCAGGAAATAACATGAAACTGGCTTTTGCCATCAATTCTGCTATTTCGGATTGTTTAATTATACCTGTAAACTCTACATCTAATTTTTTATATTTTTCATCAACAACTAATTGTCTCCATTTTTTTTCTTGTTCATCAGGTTCAGCATTTTCTCTAAATCTATAATATCCACCAATTACTTTTAATTTAGCTTGAGGTATTTGTTGTTTAATTCTTTCCCACATATTCTCAACTAAAGGCAACATACCTTTTGTAACAGAAGCATTATAAACATATAAATGAGGATCTTTTTGTCTTATATCTATTTCATCTTTGTAAAGTACAATTCCATTACGTGTCATAAACATATGAGATTTCAGTACTTCAAAATTTCTTCTTTTGCCATGATCGCATGTAGTTACATAAGAAGTATGAAAATCTGAAAGAGTAAATATTTCATCTATATCTTTATGAACAATCATATCTTCTAATAAATGATCACCTTTAGCAAAAGTATCGTGCATCCACATTGCTTTAAATTTAGCATTTTGTTTTATTTTAGAATATCTTTGAGGTTTAAAATTTTCGAATTGATTATATAAATGTGGAGGTAAAAATGGTATTACCGTTCTGGAAGATATAACCACATCAAAATTAAAGTCGTTTTTATAATCTAATATAGTGTGATCTATATATTGAACATTATCAAATGTTCCTTCTTTTGATTCTTTATCTATACAATTATTAAATACTGTTACTTTGAAATTCTTTTTGACTAGTTCTTTTGCAAGTAAAATAACAGCGGATTCAGATCCACCTAAACCTCTGTTGTTTAAAGTATCACCATCGTAAGTCAATCCAATGATGTCAATAATTGCTATAGAAATCATTTAAAATACATTCATATAAAGTTAAGATTATTTATAAATATACTATAACATAATATGGTTGGTTTGTCAATCTAAAGAATTAAAAAAATAAATGCCAGTAATTAAAGGTCCTACACAACAAGTAAGAGTTACACTACCATCCAGAGGTGGGCCAGGTTACACAGGTTCTAAGGGAGATCCTGGTGGTTATACTGGTTCACAAGGAAATACAGGTTATACAGGTTCTCAAGGTATTGGCTATACAGGTTCTAAAGGAGATGCCGGTGGATATACAGGTTCACG